GTCTGATCGTGCGCCTGGACCGCGCGCTGTACTTCCATGTAACTGGCCGCGTCGATCGCGTCGAGCGCGGCGCGGACGACCGCCGTCGGTTGATCCCGAATGACCAGGGGGCGCCCGTCGAAATCCGTAAAGGTCCAGTCGAGCAGGTACGCCAGGACGACCCCGATCCCGCTTTCGGTCGGGTCGACTTCGAACGTCAAATCTTGCCCGTTCGCGGCGCGCCCCGCGTCGACGTGAACCGGTTTCGTCGCCATTTTGATCAGGGCGCGAAATTCCCCCGCGGTGAGAAATCGTTTCACCGTGATCGTGTCGCCGTCGGTCAGCGGTAACACGTCGATATCAGGGCGACGGACGCGTGATCCCATGTTCCCCCTCGACGGTCACGGGCCCGAGCGCGGCCGTAAATCGCCCGCCGTCGGCCCCCCGTGTGAACGTCCGAATTTCCCACCGCCAGGCGCCCCGCTTGAACGGGGCGACGAAAAAGAGCGGCCGTTGCGCGAGTTTGAACGCGTCGACGGCGCCCGGGACCAGGGCGCCCGCGACCGTCCAGCCCGCGATCTTGTCGTGGGTCACGGTGTACCCCTCGACGGCCGCGGCCGTGTAGTACGCCCATTTGACCGCCGCGACGCGGCCGCGGATCGTTTGCACGGGCGCCCGTTACGGAACGACCGGATCCATCGTCCAGGGGCCCGCGCCCGCGAACGTCCCCGCGGTTTTGATCGCGCCGTCGTGCGCGACTTCGATCGACGTGTCCAGGTACGCGAGCCCCGAAAAGAAAAACGTCGGCGCCAGGTCCGACGGGATCAGTTTCAGGAACACGGCGGTTTCGCCGAGCGCGACCTGGAACAGCGCGGGGGACAGGGTTTCATCCCAAATCCCTTCGAGCTTCCCTTCGATCGACGGGAGCCCCTGCACCGATACCTTGACCGTGTCGCCGAAACAGGTCGCGTCGGCGCGATCGCGTTTCAGGTCCAGGGACCAGGTATTCAACACCGCGACGGGGACCGCGGTCGCGCCCCCCGTCGGGTCCATTTCGACCGATCCGTGTGATCCATGTCTCCGCATAACGTGTGCTCCCCTTCGTTACAAGATCCCAAACGCCCGTTCACACCCGCGCGCCTGGCTGTCATTCAGGCGCGTAGGTCGTAGTGCACCGCAATTTCGGCGGGGGTCAGGACGCGCGTGTAGATCGCGATGTCTTGCAATTTTCCGTGCATCCAGCCCCCCGCCGTATGGGAATACGTGCCGATTTCATTGATGGGACTTGCCGGCCCCTCGACCGGCAGGACCATCGCGGCCTGATTAGTGAAGACGCCATCCACATAAAACCGCAGCACGGTTCCGTCATTCGCCCAGACGTAGTGGTGCCACGATGACAGCGGGACCGACGTCGTACTGACTGTGTTCGGCAGCACCGGATAGCCGTCGAAAAAGATCCGGCGAAGATTTGATGCGACCCCGTGCAGCCCGTGGCCAGCCGCCCCGGCGTTGCCGCGTTGGATGACGATCCCATTGTCTGAGTTCGTCACCAGGTACACCCAGGCTTCATAGCTATAGGCCGGATAGAACGGTGGGAGGGCCGGCAGACTGATATGTCCGCTACTGCCATCGAAACTCATTGATCTACTGGTACCCATCCCAGACTGATTCAGGGTGACGCCGCCGACAATCGTCCCGTGGCGCGTCCCCACGAGATCGCGCGCCGTGGATCCGCTGGCATCATCGAGGGGCCAGTACGCGACCGCGCCATCAACGATGACCTGTTGCTGATACGTGAGGGTGGCCGCGACGACCGTGACCGTGACTGGCGCCGACGTCACGGTCCCATAGAGATTTGAGACGCGCACCGCATAGACGGACGTCGTCGTCAGCGGCCCCGTCACATAAAACGCATTCGTGGCGCCAGGAATATCGACGCCCGCCTGTATCCACTGATAGGCGAGGGGCGGCGTGCCGGCGGCGACGACCGTGAGCGTGACACTTTGACCCGAGGCGACGCTACTCCCCACGGGCGGAAACGTGAGGGTCGGCGGCACGGCGACGGGCGGCGGCGCCCCGGTCACGGGCGTCACGATCACTTCATACCGCGCGCCCCGATGCTGCCAGGTATTCCCGTCGACGTTTTCCGTGTACCGCACGCGATCGAGCCAGCGCATGACCATCAGGCCGGCGCCAGCGGCCTCCGGGAGCTCGAGCGGTTGCCGATCGAGGAGCGCGTTGATCCGCGCGTCCGCCTGGGCGATCACGGGCGTCCCCGTACTCTGGACGACCGCTTTGACGGTATAGATCAGCGCGCGCCAGGAATCGATCCCGTGAAACTCCATCTCCGCCCGCGACGTCGACGCGCTGACGATCACAAACTGCGTCGACCCCTGGACCGCCAGATCCCAGTACACCCCGTCAGGGACATAACTGGTCAGTTCGGGGTCGGCGGTCAGTTTCCCGATGATCGCGCGTTCGATTTCGCTGACGTCGATCACGTGCGATCCCCCCCGACGGTGATCCCTTCCGCGCGCACGAGCTCCGCGACCGCGGCCGTCGCCGCCCGTCGATCGTGTTCGGTGATCGGGAGAAACGTCGCCCGCGGCGTCGTGCGGGCGGTCCCGAATTCGTACAAGTGCGCGTGCGGCGCGCTCGAGACGAGCGTATAGAGCGACGCGACCCCGCGCGCGGTTCGCTCGACGATCTTGACCCCCGCCCGGAGCGCGCCGGTCACGACGGGATACGCGGCGGTCAGGCGAGCTTCGGACACGCGCGCGTACCGGAGCAGGATCGGATCGGCGCCGTGTTGCAGTTTCACGGGGAGCGCGGTCAGATCGCGGATCAGATCGTCGAACCCGCGGAGTTCGATCTTGTTCGGCATTTAGATCGTTTCCTTCGCAAACAGCAACAGATGGATCGGGCGTTCGAACGGGCGTGCGAGCCCCGTGACCTGAAACACCCGCCCCTCGAACACGACGCGACACTTTACGTCGACGTCCGCCCGGTACCGCCCATGAATCACATGCGTCGCGGTCGCGACAATCGTCCCCGCGGTTTGCCGCTCCAGATCCCGCACGGTCGCCGGCCGAATGTCGATCGGCCAGGCGGGCGGGCGGTCGACCCACGTCTCGATCGTCCCGCCGTCCCCGTCCGGGACCGATTCGGGCGCCTGGATCGTCCCGACGTGCCGGAAATTCCCGATCCCCATGAATCACGCCAGCGTCGGATCGCGCCACGAGCGCAACTGGTTCGCGATCGCCGCCCAGACCCGGTCATCGTTGTCGCCCGCCGGCCCGAATTCATCGCCCGCGTGTTCGTACGAATGGGCGAGCAGCAATTTCACGGCCTGTTGAAGCTCTGGCGGCGCGGTTGTGTCGTCCCACGTCGGGTCGTTCTGGTCTTTCACATACTTCCGGATCGTCGCGCTCGCGCTCGCGAGCATGTCGAGCACGCGGTCGTCGTGTAGATCATCGGTGACGTAGAGATGGCGCTTCGCCGCCGCGAGCGTCACCAGGAGGGGATCGGCCATCAGAGCATCCCCCCGAGAAATGCGGCCGTCACCGGGCCCGCGGTCATCCCCGTCGGCGTTGCCTCGAGCGTGACGATGGGGAGCTCGAGGTACCCGATCCGGGGAATCGGCGCGCGCAACAATTCCAGGTGCGCGAACGTCTCGCCCGGCCCCTCGAGATAGATCCCCGTCCCCGCCGGGTACGCGGCGATCATCGGCCGCACGTACTGCCCATCGCGGTCCAGGTTGTCGACATAGAGGCGTGTCACCTGGCCGACATACGGCGGCGCCGCGTCGACGCGGAGTTCCCCGTCCCGGACCTGGTCGTCGGGCGTCGCGTTGAACTGAAACGCCCAGGATCTCATCGCGCATCCTTCCCGCGCTTGACGGCCAGCGTCCAGGCGCCCGCCGCACTGCCCGGGGCGGCCGTCGTGTCCGCGTTGCAGTGAAACACGGACCCGTCGGCCGTGACGCAGTCGCCCCGCTCGTACAGGCGCCCGGGGACGTGCACGCCCCGGTACAGCATGAGCGGGAGCACGATCGCTTTCTCTTCGGTCGCCCCGCCCCTGGCCCAGCGGAACGTGACCGCCCGCTCCCCGTCGTACTCGCACGTGACCGTCTCGACGCCCTGGCCGTCGGCCCGGGCGGCGCCTGGCGGCCCGGGCGGGCCTGGCGGGCCGGGGACGCCCACCGCAGCCGCGAGCGCGGCCAGCGTCACCTGGACCCCACCGAGCCCCGCCGCCGCCGTTTCGAGCGCCCGGAGGCGCCCCACGACGGGCGCCAGGGCCGCCCGCACGGCGCCGTCCATCG